GATTCTGATGGTGATGCTAAGTGGGTAACCAAGGATGTAAATGACACGTGGGTTGAAAACTTTAAATTGAGAATCAATAAAGACATTCATAAGTTTTCATTTACACCTGATTTTGCTGATGAGTCTTTCGGAACTAATTTACCAGGTGTGTCTTTGAGGCTTAAGCTTTTGACTGCTGAAGAACTGAGAAACACTAAGGAAATGTATTTCAGAGAGTCACTTTCTAAGCGAATGGATCTAATCGCATCTTACTTAAATATCATAAACAATACCGAGGTTGTAAGAAATCAAATTCAAATGCAATTTTCTGATAGCTTGCCTCAAAATATTTTGGAACTTACTCAAATAGTACAAAATTTAAGCAACGATGTATCGACTGAAACAAGGTTGTCACTATTACCTTTTATTGATAGCCCAGCAGATGAAATGGAAAAGAAAGAAAAAGAAGAACAAGACAAAAGCGAAGAGGATTACACAAAACTTGAAAGCTTGTTCAAGTCAAACAAAGTAGCTGAAGAAGATGAAAAGTAAAGCATATTGGGAAAAGAGGTCAGCAGAAGAGCTGATTGACTTACTGAGAAACTCAGATGAAGTCATAAAAGAACTGAAGCTTGTATATGACAAATCCATATTCAATATCAACACTTCGATTGAGAAGCTGTACGGCAAGTTTGCAAAGGACAATCAAGTTAGTATGAATGCTGCTATGAGGCTCATACAGGGCGATGAATACAAACAATGGCGTATGAGTATGGAAGAATACCTTAAACGAATTGAAGAGGGAGAAGAGCCACTACAGTTAGAATTAAACGTATTGGCAATGCGAAGTAGGATCAATCGTCTTGAGTGCTTACAAGCAGAGATAATTGCAAATGCTACTATATTAGCACAAGAACAAGAAAAAACTGCGACTAAGCATTTAATGAATGCTTTTGAAAACAGCTATTATCACACTATGTACGACTTCTACAAAGATAAAAACCTAAAAGCTTTGGAGCTTATGCAAAAACACGATGTAGCTATATCAAAAGAGGCTATAAAAAAGATATTGGAGATTCCTTGGAGTGGTTCAAACTATTCAAAGAGAATTTGGAAAAGACAATTCAACATAGCTAATAAAGTCAAAGAGTTAGTTGCAAGAAATATTATTGAAGGTAAAAGCGTTGAGTCTTTAACAAGAGAAGTAACTAAAGAATTTGGTCAAGATTATAGAAATGCTTTGAAAACTCTTATTCACACAGAAACTGCTTTTGTTAAGAGTCAAGCAGATAAGGAAGTCTACACAAAACTAAATATAAAAGAGTACGAGTTTGTAGCAACACTTGATACAAAGACATCAGAGGTGTGTAGAAAGCTTGACGGTAAACATTTCAAAGTAGACGAAGCAACACCAGGAAAAAATTATCCACCAATGCATCCAAGATGTAGAAGTCTGACTATACGATATAAGCCAGAAAACTACGAAAAGAATACTAGGACTGCAAGGGATAAGGACGGAAACAATATCGAAGTACCACTTGGAATGAAATACGATGAATGGAAAAAATGGGTAGATTCTGATTACAAAGAAAATGCTTACGAAGCACTGACACAAAACGAAAAAAGAGCAATAATCAGTTATAAATCTTCTGAAAGTTACAAAATTAATGAAAAGTTGTATAATAATAGTAAGCTTACTAATCATGATAAAAAACTCATAAGAAATCTTGACTCAGCATTAAATAAAATGCCTAATTATGAAGGTGATTTAGTTAGAGATTTATATTTTGTGGATAAAAAGTCTCTGGATGAATTTATAAAAAGTCATGAAGTCGGAAGTATAAAAAAATATAGGTCATATATATCAACTACAAAGTCAGATTCTTATAACGATATGGCAAATGTAAGAATTTATATAAATAACTCAAAAATGGGTAAAGATATATCGAGTATAGGACTTGATGAGCAAGAAGTTTTGTATAAAAGGAATTCTGAATTTATAGTTAAAGAAAAAGGTAGGAATAAGATTTATAATTGGATAGTATTAGAGGAAGTGTAAGATGACCAGAAAAAAAATAACAAAGGAGCAAGAGCGTGAATTATTGACAAATAGGTTTACAGCACCATTTAAGGGAGAAACTGTTGGTCACATTGAAGTATCAGAAGAAGACAGAAGAAAAGCAAGAGAATTTGCTGAAAAGAAAAATAAAGAGTTTTTCGAACATTTAAGGAATAAGAATAAGAATAAGGATAAGAATAAGAATTAGCACAACTAACAAAAACGAACGTTAGATGTGCTTTTTTAATGCAATAATCGTGAATTAATCGTGTGAAAATCACATAAAACAAGTAAATATCAACAATTAATCGTGCGTTAATCGTGCGATTTTTTATTTGGAGTATTACTCAAGAGGTGAAGAGGGTTGTTTGCTAAACAACTAGGGCATTACTGCTGCGTAGGTTCGATTCCTACATGCTCCGCCAATGGTCTTTTACTTGATAGACATAAAAGAATCATGGATCAAAATACATAGACATACGGTCTTTAAATGGGAGGAAAAATGGCAGATTTACTAAACAATCAAAATGAAAACACTGAAGAAAACAATGTTTCAACTGAATCAAACAATGAAGAAGCTAAAAAAGAAAATGAATCAATAGTTTCTTACAGTGAAAAAGAATTACAAGATGCAATTGACAAGGCTGTAGAAGAAGCAACAAAAGGGATGCTTACTAAAGACAAAGTCAATGAAATTGTAAAAGCTGAAAAAGCCAAGGAAGCAGCAAGAGCTAAGATGACGGCTCAAGAAAAAGCTGAAGAAGAAAGAAAAGAAGCACAGGACAAATTAAAAGCGGCTCAGGAAGAACTCAGATTGATAAAGCTTGAAAATGAAACATCAAAACTGCTTGAAGAAAATAACGTATCTCAAAAATTCGGAAGATTTTTAATGCAAGATGACTTAGAAACAACAAAAAGTAACGTTGAAGAATTTAAGAAGATTTACGAAGAAGATATTCAAAAAGCAGTTAAGGAGAAGCTAAAGACTGACACTCCAAAGACAGGTGATAGCAGTGAGCCATTATCTGCTTGGGAAGCCGCAGCGAACAAAATCAGATAGGAGATAAAACATTATGGCAATGAAAATTTATTCTAAACAGTACAAACAAATGATCGATAAGATTTTTGAAACAAAACAACACTTTTTCAATACTTTTGGTGGTGGATTACAAGTAGCTGAAGGCGCTGAATACAATTCAGATTTTTTGAATTTAAAAATCTCACCTACAAACGTAGTAATCAATAAGTATGACAAAGGCGAAAACGTAGCATTCGGAACAGGAACTGGAAACTCTAACAGATTTGGTCCAAGACAAGAAATCAAATCAGTAGATAAGTCAGTAAAATACGACGAACCTATCGCAATTCACGAAGGTATCGACAAATTTACTGTAAATGATATTCCAGAACAAGTGCTAGCAGAAAGAGCTGCATTGCACGCGGAAAAATGGACAGAATACTTGAACCAATATATGGCTAAAATTCTTGATACAAATGCTGGAGAAACTAAACAAGTAGCATTGACAGAGGAAGCGTTAACTAAGTTATTCTTTGAAGCAAGAAAGACTTTTATCAACAAAAAAGTATCAGCTTCAAGAACATGGAATGCGTATGTAACTCCAGATGTATACGATATATTAATCAATTCTAAACTTACTACTACTGCTAAAAACTCTTCTGCAAATGTTGACGAACAAACATTGGTTAAGTTTAAAGGTTTCACTTTAAGAGAATTACCAGAAGAGTATTTTGAAAAGAATACTGCTGCGATTTTTGTACCAGACAACATCGGTGTAGTTGGATTAGGTATCGAAACATACAGAACAATTGATTCAGCAGACTTCAACGGTATTGCTATTCAAGGTGCTGGACAACTTGCTAACTACGTTCCAGATGAAAACAAAGTTGCAATTATTAAAGCAACTGTAGCAGCTTAGGATAGTTTATGAAGATTAAAGCAACAAGATGCTTTTATGATCTCAAAGACGACAAATACAGAAATGTAGGAGACGAATTTGAGGTTACAAAGGCAAGATTTGATGAACTAAATAAGCTTGTAGCAGGCTTTGTAGAAGAAATCGAAGAGGAAAAGAAAACTACCTCTAAAAAATAGGGGGTTTGTATGGATAAGAAAGAAAAAGCAAGGCTCTTACTAAGAGAAGAAGTGGCAAAGACTGTATCTGATGAGCTACTAGACTTTAACTTTGATTTGATTGAGGCTGAAGTGCTTAATTACTGTAATCGAATTGATTTTCCAGTGGGTTTAATGCTTATTGTAATCAAGATGGTTGCAGAATACACTCAAGCTAATTACTACAAAGAAAAACTCGCGAAAGATGAAACAGAAGGAAAAGCAGGCAAGGTTTCAAGCATCCAAAGAGGAGATACAACTATATCCTACGGAGATAATGCTAAAGTAACTGAACTTGGATCACCTTCTGCTTTGTCTGTAGATGAGTTTTTAAGTAACTACACTAATCGAATCGTTAAATACAGGAAGATTAAGTCTCTATGAGTGATTATATTTTTGAAAATGAAGCGAACATATTGGCGCAGACATACTACCACACAGCAACAATTTATAGAAATGTTCCGACAATGGTACACGGATTTGATGACTACGAATTGCAAGCAGTGTATAAAGACATAAAGTGTGCCATAAGCTTCACACAAGGGTCTACCCAAGGGTTGACTGATACGACACAGCCTGTTGAGTACTTGGCAAAACTATTCACTTATCCTGATGTTGTAACAAAGACTGGAGATATCGTGAAAGCCGATGTGCTTGGCAGGAAATATGAGTTTTTGTGTGGTAAAGCTATTGTGTACCAATCACACGCTGAAGTTCCTTTGATTGTAAAGGAAGATGCTTAATGGAATTCAAAATTGATGGACTTGATGAGGAACTTTTAAAAATCAAAGGATTTACTAAAGCATTGGACAAAGAGATAGTTGAAGAACTTAACGATGCAGGAATAGATTGGTGGGACGATTTAAAGGTCAATATTCATAAGGTAAGTGGAGAATTAGCAAGAACAACTGCTTTTAATGAAGCAAAGAAGAAAGGCAACTCATTCACTGTCGGAGTGTCCAACAATTTGGAATACGCTGAACATTATGAATATGGGCATAGGCAAGAAGCAGGAAGATTTGTTCCAGCCATCGGCAAAAGGCTCAAAAAATCATTTGTTAAAGGTCAATGCACTTTTAGAAAAGCAAAGATAAAGCATAAGAAGATTATCTTAGAAAGAGTTAAAGCAAGAGTTAAAAAAGTTGAGGGGGATTTTAGTGATTAAAGTTATAGATATGCTTACGGAAATCAATAGAGTTGTAAGAGCTGGGTTTCCGAACGCAAAAAGAGTGTATTTAGAGAGAATTAAAGCATTAGAAACTCCTTCTCTAAGTATTGAGATAGTAAACATATCACATGATTTATTTAATCAATATATCAGTGTGAATACTGTAGCGTTAGACATTATATACATTTCTAGTTCAAATTCTGTTTATGAAGCGCTTGAAGCAAAAGAAAAGCTTGAAGCGCTGTTTTGTCACAACTTAAAAATAGATGATAGGTATCCACGCGTTACTGAGATTGACACAACGTTGGTTGATCAAGATTTGCACTTTAATATCACATATGAGTTTTATGATGTAGCTGAACATTACTATGTAGGAGCTAATAATAACATCATAAAATACGATATTAACAAGACAAGTAACAACAATATATATCTGGAAAATGAGGTTGCAGACGAAGACAAGGTTCAAGAAAATCTTAAAGCTGAAGATAAACAAACGGAAGAAACGAAACAAGACATATTTGAAGAAGTGCTAGAAAACAACACTGTTTACGCAGAGAATATATGTCTAACATATGAATTAAAATAGGAGGATAACACATGCCTACGATAGGGATGCCTAAAATTCAAATTGAATTTAGGTCACAAGGGTTAAGCGCAATTCAACGTAGTGAAAGAGGAATTGTGCTTTTACTTTTAAAAGATGATGCAAAAGTTAAAAAAGAAAACTTAGAAAAATGTAGTTTGATGTACACTAACTTGGCAGACGTTAAAGAAGATGCTGTATCAAAAGAAAATATGAAATACATCAAGTTAGCGTTTGAATCAGCACCTAATAAGCTTTTAGTTGAGCTATATGGTACTGATAGGGATTTGCCAACTTGTTTGAATGATATCAAACAAGTGAAGTTCAATTATTATTGTGCGCCAAATGCAAGTAAAGAAGATACAGCAAAAATATTGAGTTGGCACAAAGACAGAGTGAAAAAAGATGACAAGACAATCAAGTTTGTAGCATTTAACGAAAGTGCAGACGACGAAACAATTATCAACTTCACTACAAGCAGTGTAATTTACGATGATGAAAAGTATTCTGGACTAGAATTTACTTCTCACATCGCATCGGCATTAGCGGCACTTCCTTTAAGTCGTTCGTTCACTTATTACGTATTTAATAAGATGAGCTATGCGACTATGGATAATGCAGAAGATGAAGATGCAGCAGTAAATGCAGGTAAGCTTTTTATTACGTTCGATGGCGAAAAATACAAGATTGCTAGAGGTGTAAACTCACTTACAACTTATGTAGCTGATAAGGGAGAAGATTTCAGCAAAATTAGAGTTATGGAAGCAATGCACTTGATAAAAGATGACATAAGAGACACTTTTGATAATTACTACGTTGGCAAAATTCTCAACGATTATCAAAACAAGCAACAATTTATCGCTATGATTAATCAAGTATACTTCAAAGAACTTGAGGGAGAAATATTAGACAGCAAGGGTAACTCTCACGTTGATATAGATATGGCTCAAAACAGAATGTACGCAGTTACAAGAGGTGCTGATGTCGATAAGATGAAAGAAATGGATATCAAGACATATAACACTGGATCTAATGTGTTTTTAGCTGGAAAAGTATCTCTATTAGATGCGATGGAAGATTTGAAGATTATATTCAAAAACGCGTAGGGAGGATGTAGATGATTAGAGGATATCAAGTAGTAGCAGGTGCTTGGGGTACTTTACACTGGAACGGTCGTGCAGTGCTTGAGGTAGCCGAAGTCAATGCAGAAATCGAAATGCAAAGAGCAGATATACAAATAAACATAGCTGTTGATAGCAAAATGACGGGTCTAAAAGGTAGCGGAACATTAAAGTGTAAGCACGTGTATACAAGTGCATACAACGACATGCTAGAAGCGTACAAAAAGGGCTTAGATGTCAGACATACACTATCGATTGCTATAAGTGATCCAGATGCGACTGGTGGACAACGTGAACGACTAAACATCGGCAACGTGTGGTTTAATAAAGCAGGATTAGCTGGATTTAATGTTTCAGAAGTTGTGGAAAGAGAGTTAGAATTTGGATTCACTCCAACGGATGCGATGTATCAAGAAATGATAGGATAGGAGAGATAATATGCAGAATGCTTTGCTTAATGCAAAAACTCTTTTAGAAAAAAGAGATCTTATTGAAAAGAAGAAAAACAGAAAGATAAACATTGAAGTAAAAGATGTAGGAACATTCAAATTCAGAATACCTACAACTTTGGATATTATCGATGCCAAGGCTTTTGAGAATGGGGAAAGAGATGAGCAGTATATGATATACACTTGCTGCGAATCTCCACAACTTAACGATGAGGAATTACTCAAAGGGTTTAATTGTGAAGATGATCCATATTCATTAGTCGATAAGATATTTCTTCCAGGGGAAGTTACTTCAATTGCAAGTAAGCTAATCCAAGAATCAGGATACAAGGAAGAGTACGTAAAGGTAGTAGATGATATAAAAAACTAATATTAAAAGGGGACGACGATATGACAGTTGTCTCCTTTTTGATTAACAAAGGTCACGATTTTGATTATATATTTTCACTGAACGAATACGAAAAAATGATAATTAAAGGAGTGATTGATGCAAATTACGAAATGGAGAGAAGAAAATGGGAATAATATCACAAATCAGTCTTATTGATAATTACACTTCTACTTCGAAAAAGGTGGAAGGTTCTATTTCTTCTATGACTTCAAAGTTTAGGGTTCTAGAAAGAGCAACAAAAAAATCTACTAGTGCAATAAAATCAGGGTTAGACAAACTCACAAACAAAAGATACGAAATCAAATTGAAAGATATCAACAATAAAAAAATAAGACAAGATATCGGAAAAGTATCTCATGAATTAAAAAAGCTATCAAAAGGTGGAGTAGACTTAAAAGTCACGACAAAAAACTCAGTATCGAGGATACAGACTCTAAAAGACAAGATAAAAGGAGTTAAGGGTAAAACCGCTGACATTAAGACTAAAGTGAGTGGGTTTGCAAAAGCTCTAAAAAACTTCAGGCAGGTTAAAAAAGAACTGAAAGTTATGAAAAGCCCTCTGAAGATAAAGATGTCGTTTCCGATGTTCAAGAAGATTAAACAACAGTTGAAAGATATCGGAAAATCGATGTTGAAGTTGTCAGCAAAAGGTACTATGAAGCTTTTTAAAGGAGTTGGGATAGGAGCTGCTGCTCTTGGTATGGCCGCACTCCCTGTCGGTAAAAAGCTATTTGATCAAGGCTCAGAACTTGAAGGACAACAAATCTCAATGAAACACTTCCTGGGTGGAGACGAAAAGAAGTCTCAATCGTACATGAAAGCTTTGAGAAAAGAAGCTAACTTAACACCTTTTTCATCTACTGAGGTAGTTGGAGCAGGTACAAGAGCAGTCCAAATTGCTGGTGGAGACACTAAAAAAGGGATGCAGTTTGTAAAGTTAGCCGAAGACATGGCAGCGCTTAACCCTGGGAAGACCATATCGGATGCAATGGAAGCATTGGCAGATGCTGATATGGGAGAAATGGAGAGACTTAAAGAGTTCGGGTTCAAAGGCTCAAAAGAAGAATTTGACAAAGCAGGCGGAAACCTCTTCAAGATGAAAGATACTAGAGGTAAAACACTTCAAGGTATGTATAAAGGTGGGGCAGAAAAGCTATCAAAATCTGGAGCTGGTAAGGTATCGACAATCAAGGGTAACCTTGAAAGTGGATTACAAGATGCTGGTAAAAAGATGCTTGATAAGATGGCACCATTTCTTGAAAAGCTGGTTCCTTTATCTGAAACTATCGGAACAAAAATTCCTGAAATATTTGACACGATTGTTGCTAAAGTTCAGCCGTTAGTTGAACCAATCAAAGGAATAATTGACGGGATAATGGAAGCAGTTGAACCGATGTTGCCAACATTAAGTGATTTAGGAAATGCTATTATACCGTTGTTGGCGAGTGTGTTTAACTATATTGGGGAAGTAATAAAAACTTACGTTGTCCCTGCATTTCATATAGTGAACGCTGGGATTCAAACACTTATTATTCCTGCAATCAATTTTGTTAAAGATGTAATTGACGGAACCGTGATTCCTATACTTAAATCAACAGCAGACTTTATCAATACACTAGTGATTCCTGCATTCGATCTGATCCACTCCACGATACACGGAGTAGTTGTATCAGCGTTTGAATGGTTGGCAGATAGAGTTAACTGGTTAGGTGACGCTATCAAAGGTGCTATTGACAAAATAAAAAGTATTGGTTCTGGAATTAAAGATGGAATTACTAGTATGTGGGATAAACTTAGTGGTGGCGGTAAAAAAGGACACGCAACAGGTACTAACTACTTCCAAGGTGGATTAACTACTATCAATGAACGCGGAGAAGAGCTAATCGATTTGAACCGTGGAGCTAGGATATATCCTGAAGGTAAGACTACGAAACTTATAAAAGAAGACATAAAGAAAAGTAATGTTAGACGTAGTGAAAAGCACGTGAATTACTCTCCAACGATTAATATTTACACTAACAAGGACGATGGAAAAGACATCGCCAAGGAAGTGGATAAAGCGTTAAGAAGATTGGCGGTGAATGTATAATGCAACAAGCTATATTGAGTTTTAAAAATAGGGCAGAGGTGCTGGAGTTGCCAGTGCCTCTACAAGAATGGTCACTTGATAGCCCACAAAACACTTATACTTTTAATACGTTAGAGACTGGAGACATTCTTGCACTAGGTGCAGAACAGTTGAAGTCAATCACGATAACAAGCTTTTTTCCGTCCCAAAAATATTCTTTTTTATACACTAAGAATATAAAAGATCCTTGGGAATGCGTGAATATGATTAATAGGTGGAAGAATAGCAAAGAGCCGATACGATTGACTATTGTTGGTACCAATATCAATTTGAATATGGGGATATCGAAGTTCTCATATGACAAGATGGACGGTACTAAAGATGTTGGATTTACGCTTGAATTACTAGAATATCCTAACTTGAATGTGCAACGATACAAGAATGGAACACAAAAGTATTCTGAAAAAAGCAAACTCAAACCAAGGGCTAACACGACTAAGAATCAAGGCAGGTCACATATGGTTAAAAAAGGAGATACTATGTGGGATATGGCTGAAAAGTATTTGGGAAATGGCAGACGATGGAGAGAGATTGCGAAAGCAAACGGAATGAAAAGCGGATGGGATTTAAGAGTTGGTAAGTCAATCAAAATCCCTAAAAAGTAGGTGAATATGAGTAACAAACATAAATACAAAATTATATTAACTACTGCAAGTGGTGTCAGCTATGACATCACTATTATTTCGTCCGAAATCAGAGTAAGCGGAGCAGAGAAACAATGCTCAAGAGTGCTTGATTTTAAAACTTTAAAGCCAAAGGTCAATAAGACTCTTCCAGGAATTAATGTGAACCTGGGAGACACAATAACCGTTATGGAAGATAGCAAAAAGGTATTTGTCGGTGTTGTGTGGGATAAGGAAGTCGAAAATAACTCAATAGATGTTGATTTAACTTGCTATGACAAGTCTATCTATTTGAACAAATCGGAATCAAAAACACAAGTCTACACTAACAAGACAGCAGATGCTATCGGCAAAGCTATATGTTCAGAGTTGGGACTAAAAATTGGGAAGTTTGCTAAGGGTAGCAAGGTCACTGTAAATGGAAGGAATATGAAAGCTTACGATATCATAATGGCTGCGTATTCTAAAACAAGCGAGATGAACAACAAACAATACAAACTAACTACAGTTGGTGAGGAAGTTGTCGTTTTTGAGAGTGGAGAAAAGCACAATGTTGTAATCGAAGAGTTGAAGAATGACGATGTAGGAAAGCTTATATCACTAAGCTACAAGGCAAGTCTTGATGATGTTATCAACAAAGTTGAAGAGATTGATGAGACTAACAAGGACAAGAAAAAGACGAAAGCAGAGGACAAAGAAAGTCAAAAGTTATACGGACTTGTTCAGAAGGTTGTTAGAAATCAAAAAGTAAACATCAACTCAGTGATGAGCAAAGCAAAGATTGAAGCAGACGTTGAAGTTATAGGCGACTGGGACATGATAACTGGTAAAAAGATAAAGCTAAAAGCGAAAGATTTATCGGGAGAGTTCTACATCACGAAAGACGAACACGAGTACAAAGATGGTGTGCATACTGTGAAAATGACCTTATCTAATGAGTATGAGATGGACAAGAAAGACGATGAGAAAGGCAAGTCAGAGGGAAAATCCAAAGGCAGAAGAAAAACTGTTGGATCAAAAAGTTCAAATGCTGCTCTTGATTATGCGAAATCTAAAATTGGTATGAGATACTCCCAAGGAAGACGTGATCAAGAAGGATACTACGACTGTAGTTCACTTGTCAAACGTTCATATCAATCGCTGGGATTACTTCCAACTAAAAACTATGACCTTACGACTAGGACTATCGCGAAAGATAGTCATTTTGTTCAAATCAACAAGTCTGAATTAAGACCAGGTGATGTTGCTTGGGTGTCAGGACATATGGCGCTGTATGCTGGTAATGGAAAAACCGTTGAAGCGATGAATCCATCTATGGGTGTAAGACAAGGTAATTTGGGAAGTAGATTCACTAGGTTCTATCGAGTGAAAGGAAGTTAATATGGAGAATTTATTAAAAGGTCAAAAGTATTTGATGAATGACAATCCTCAACTAGAAATTGGCGAAGTGGTGAGTCTGAGTCCGTTTGCAGTAGAAATCAACGGAATGAAGTACAGTAGTACAGATTTTACGATATATGTGCCATGTGCTGATATTTGTAGGTTGTTGGATATAGACTTTGAACCACAAGATTACATGAGGATTTTCAAGGTTGGAGACATGGTGAGTGTCACTGACAGAAAAGATAGTTTGATTATTCATAATAGGTTGGTGATAGCATGAGTGTACTTCCAAAGAGTTTAGAATTTGATTTTGAATTTGATAATACTGACATCGAAGAAGATGAATTTGATGAGTATTACGAGTATGCTTATGATTTTATCAATAACGAGTTTTTGTTAGATGACAATGGCAAGCAGTTTTATGTAACTGGAAACGAAGCAGTAAAGATATGGATATATAAGACGATACTGACAAAAAGATTTGTATACAGTGCTTATGACGATGATTTTGGTACTGAAATATACGATTTAATCGGTGAGGTTATTAGTTCTCAATTCAAAAAAGAAGAGTTGAAAAGACTGATAATAGAGTCAATTATAATACATCCGTGCATTACTGAAATTGTCAGCGTTGAGATAGAAACTAAAAAAAGCGTAATCGAGGTTGAAGTCGAATACAAAACTAAATTTGATGACGAGATTGAGGAGGTTGTATGCGAATTGAGGATAGATTAATCACATCTGAAGAAATAATCGCAAGAATGAAAGCAGACTTGAAAAATCCTCCGAATAAAATCGAAGGATCGTTTGCTTGCGATAACATTCAAGCAGTAGGAAAAGAAATCGCGAAATACTATTCTTTTGTCGAGTATTTAAACGATATGCATTTCGTGGAGACTGCTGAGGGCGAATATCTGGACAAGAAAGCTAAAGAGGTCGGCATTGAGCGCAAGGGCGCAACTTATGCGACTGGTGTTGCGACGTTTTACGGCAAATTAGGTACCGTGATTAATTATGGTACTGTGATTACTGCTAACGGTGTGGATTTCAAGACTACTGAAATGGCAACTATAACGAAAAATTCAGTTGTTATTCCTGTGAAGTCGTTGAACACTGGAATTAGTGTGAATGTCGGCAAAACTGACAATGTGGACTTCAAGATTGACGGAGTTACGCGCGTAGTGTTCGGCGGTGCTAGTGGTGGTAGCGAAATAGAAGATGATGAACACTTGAGAGAAAGGACACTTCTTAGAATGAGGTATCCTGGATCAAGCGGAAACAAGTACCATTATATGCACTGGGCGATGGAAGTCGAAGGTGTTGGCAGAGTCAAGGTGTTCCCGCTGTGGAAAGGTAACGGCACTGTAAAGGTGTCGATACTGGATAGCAACAATGACATAGCAACTAAAGAACTTATTGACAAGGTAAAAGAGCATATCGACGGCAACGCAAACGACACGGGAGAAGCACTTGCACCAATTGGAGCATACTTGACTGTGGATACTGCGAAAGCAAAGGTAATCAACATAAAAGCGAAGATAAATTTGCTAAAAGATTACGAGCTAAGTGGAATTGTGGAAGCTTTTAAAGCAAATATGAAGAAGTATTTGAGCGATATCGCATACAAGGATACTAAGCTAACAGTTGCAAGGGCTATCGATATTCTGTGGAACATCGAGGGAGTTGAGGAGATTGTAAGCCTAAACATCAACGACACTGCGGATAACATCATGGTTAAAGATGAGGAAATCCTCAAACTTGGCGAGGTGGTTATATCGTGATGGAAACTAGATTTTCAAGAAGGTTGCCGAAGTATCTTAATCAAATATCCGACATGAACGATTTATTCATAGCTGAGGATAAAGAGTTTGATAGGATTGATAGAAGACTTGGCGATTTTGAAAATGCGTTGTTCGTGAGTGGGTTGAAGTTTTTGAAAAATCCTGAGCCGATACTAAAAAGACTAGAAGACCAATACGGACTACCACACAATTTGAGTGTTGAGAAAAGAATACAGAGAATAATCACGAAGATGAACGGAACTAAGGTGTGCAATATCAAAACGATAATTGATTTGTGCGACAGTTACGGATTTTACGCAAGGTTTGTTCCCGAGTATGAAAAATACAACTTCATTTTGAAGGTGTTTAATAACTTGTTGGATAGACACGTTATAAGCGACATCGAAGAAATCAAGCCTGCGCATCTTAACTTTTTGATTCATACTGTATTCACTTCATCTCTTGATTTAATCACGAAATACGCGGATTTATCGTATGACTACATTTTATGTGGTGAGAGAAAATGCGCAACTGTTTACAGAGACAGATACGTTGGTGAAAATGTTGAGGTTACTATCGGTGTTGATACGGCAGAAAATACAAGCGATTACGAATACGTCGTTCCGTCTGCTGGCACTAGAATGTGTGGCGAAAGTACAGACATTGTATATCAACAAGATTTGACAAGTGGCGATGTATACGAATTTACGGAGGATAATTAATGATAGCTAAAGAATTCATAAATGAATTAACAGAGTATATCAAAAATAGGATAAAAAAAGCAGCAGTAACACTAGACGGAAAAGACACGGAAGTAAACATTTTGAGAATTGACTGCGAAGAAAATGTGTTGAAAGTTTACGTCAATATGGGCAACGGCAAGGGAGAAATCAGTGATATCAAGCTATTAGGCGAGGATAGCAAGGTGATTATCTCAAAGCCACGAGACATAAAGAAGAATAATACATTTGGTGTTGTATGTACTTTTTATGTGAGGATACAAGAGATAGAAGATATCAAACCAAATACGATTTTTGATATCGAAGGAGTAAGAGAATGAGAAGTTTTAATTTGAACGATTACTACACGAAAAAAGAAGAGGAATTGCTCAAAGGGTACGACGAATACGAATATGATTTGATTAAGTGGAAAGACCACATACCCGAATTTGGCGACACCAAAAAGGAGATAATTCTGAAAAAGGACAAAGACGGACACGAAATCGTAAAGCACGAAAGATTTGACGGTAATGTATTCCAAGAAGGTACAGCAGTAAACGCTGAAAATCTTGGATATATGGACTACGGAATTTTTATGATGCACGGAAAACTAAAAGAGTTGTACGAAAAAATGACGGCGATGCAACTACAAATGGCTACAATGCTACGACAAAATCAAAACAACATGGCTCATAACATGTTCTATGCAAATGCGAAAAACATCGGAACAGACATTGTGATTGTTGAAGGATACTACGATGAAGTTAATGCGAGAGGAGTTGTATAATGTATAGTTGGAAAAAATTAAAAGCAATACCTAATCCAGAAGCAAGGAATAAGTGGGTCAACATTAAGTATATTGTGCAGTTGGAAGATTTTTTAAAGCAAGAAGATTTATCCAGGTTTTTCCTTACTTATGATTACGGATATGACTACAAAAAAGATGATGTAATAGACCACTATTTCAATCCTCGTGATTATGGAAGTTTAAAAGGGAAATATGAATGCTTAAGAGTTGATTATAGACTTTATAGTGATGGTGGAGGATACGCTTTTAGATACTTAGATAAAGCGCATAATAAAGAGATATGGGCGAGAGAATCGGGGTATGAAAATAAAAACGGAGTACAATATGGATTTGAATTAAAGTTCGATTCAGTAATGGATTATAGCGTATTTATAAACTTGGCTAGTTTAAGTGGAGCAGTAGAAGACTATTATGGCTATGATTTTGTATTCGGTGATGGTTCATATAGCAAAGAATTCCGCGTAACTTCTTCTAATCCTTATGCGTATCCAGATAAAGGAATGAAAAACGGATATTTGTATATTAAAGAATGTCCAGGAAATACCGCTCCAGTATTGGATAACTATATCAATTTAAGCAAAAGAAAGTTAAATGGATATTCTGACAGCGTAAAGATATCATGGAGAAGTGCAGCAGATACAGAAAATAACCTTGAAGGATATAGACTATATGTTCATAAAGGCTCAAACACTGAGTTGATTTATACAGGAAGTAGCACAAGCTATACTTATAGGATAAGTGGTGTTACAAGCCCTTATGATTTGGAATTCTCAGTGGAAGCATTTGACAGTGAAGGCGAAAAATCAGACAGAATACAAAGTTCTACCGTAAGCGTATTCGTTCCAAGTGCTCCAAGGATAAGCGGAAATGATTCGGATTTGGGCACAAAAAATAATCCATTCGACATCTCATACATTGTAGAAGATAACGATGAGGACGATAGCATATCAGTAACAATAAAAGTTGATGAGAATGTGGTTAAGACTGAAAGCGCAGTGTCAACTGGTTTTAAAAAGACTTACACTGTGAACACTAAGCCATTGTCCTTCGCAAAACACACTGTAACGATTATAGCTAAGGACAAGTATGGTGGAACAGATACGAGAAACTACACATTCACGAAATCAAACAAAGCACCAACGATTTCTGGATATGACACAAACCTTGGCGAAAAGCGTTCGGCTTTTAGTGTGAAGTATACGATACACGATGATGATAACGACAGCGTAACTGTTGTTGAAAAGCTCAACGGCAGTATAAGAAGGACTTTATCAAACGTTCAAAAAGACACTGAAATAAGCATAAATATCTCAGAAAGTGACATCAAGAGCCTAAAAGTAGGTGACAAAAACACAATTGAAATCGCAGCAACTGACAGTCGTGGAGCTACTGCTTTTAGAAGATATTACTTCACTAGAAACAACTTAGCGCCTACGATTAGCGGAAACGACAGGGATATGGGAGTTGTCAATGATAAATTCGAGTATGTTTTCTCAATTAGTGATGTTGAAAAAGACACGATATACTACTCAACATATTTGGATAACAAGCTTTTGAGTAAGCAAGTTGAAGCAGTTGACGGCAAGAAATACGCGACTGTAATCGAGGGAATGGATATGATAAAGCTTGAGCCAGGAAAGCATATTTTTAAGATTGTGGCAGTGGATGCACAAGGTTCAAAAAGCGAAAGAATAATAACATTCTCAAGAGATGTACAAACACTAATTATGATGTTGAAAGAGCCATTTGCGACAGATGTTCAAAGTAAAAAGGTGTTAGTTGCTCCAGGCTGGGATGTTGCCAAAGGCGCAGAATGCAGAGTTGAAGTATGTAACAATGGATTTGATGAAAATCCTACTTGGGAAGATGCGACTGCAATGACTGAACTTAACAAAGCTTATGTGTTCCAAAATGACAGAAAAACTGCTACAAAGTGGGGAGTAAATATCAGACTAATGATAGAGAGAAAGGCTGCGAAAACAAACAGCTACATCACTGGAATCGGAGGTGCTTTTGAATAATGATTTTATTTAATCCAAAAAATGTTAGTGAAATTCAAAAAGAAAGTGAGTTGAAACAGTTCGACAAAGCGGATGAAAAGTACGCTTACGTATTAAAAGTCATGGAAGATATAAAGTACGAAAATCAAAGCGTATCGGCTGAAATGAGTGTACTTGTGAGTGATGCTGTTGTGGAAACTCAAAAAGCAATTGCTGAGTTAATGATGATGCTACCAGGAATGGGAGGAATGGATAATGCTTAAGTTAGATAAGAATAGTGCGTTGGTTAGAGTGTGGGTTAATCTGATAATTCAAGGAGAAAAACGAATTGAGGATTGTCCTACATTTTTTAATTTGAGAAATGCAGTTGAAGAAGTATTGAAAGAAGAAGAAAAGGGGGATAAATAATGTTTAAATTAAATAAGAATAGTGCTTTGGTAAAAGTTTGGGTATCGTTGATTATGGCAGGAACTTACACAATTCAACAATGTCCGACTTTTTTTAATTTGAGAAATTCAGTTGAAGAAGTGCTTAAAGAATTAACTGAAGAAAACAAAGAAACACACGAAGAGCCTAGTTTATAGGCTCTTTTTCTTAGGTGGATATTATGAGCATTATTAAATTAGGAAGATATCTCTTCGAAAGAGACACAAAGGACAAACTACTTGAAAAGGACGTTGTGCTTCTCAAAGGCGAAATGGCGATAGAAACAGATACGATGCTTGCTAAGGTTGGAGATGGAGTGCGTACTTATAGTCAACTTCCTTACGCGTTTCGTGGAGAAAAGGGCGAAAAAGGAGACCAAGGAATTCAAGGTATTCAAGGGAAAGTGGGCGAAACTGGACCACAAGGAAAGCAAGGGATACAAGGTGTTCCTGGACCTCAAGGTGTAAAGGGAGAGCCTGGAGAAAAAGGAGAGACTGGACCTGCTGGAGCAACTGGTCCAAAAGGCGAACAAGGTATTCAAGGTATCCAAGGACCTACTGGTGAACGTGGACCAAAAGGAGACAGAGGAGAACCTGGACAAAAAGGAGACCAAGGAGAAAAGGGCGACCCTGGAACAGGCATCAAGGTGCTTGGTGTGAAAAACAGCTCATCTGAACTTCCGAAGACATCAGCAGATGGCGATTGCTACTTCGTAAGTGGTCATTTGTATGTATACGCTTCTAGTAAGTGGACGGACTTAGGAAATGTAAAAGGCGAAAAGGGAGACCAAGGGGAACCTGGAGCCGATGGCGCACGTGGTGAGCGTGGGCTTAAAGGAGACAAAGGCGACCAGGGTCCACAAGGTGTTCAAGGACTAAAAGGCGAGACTGGACCTAAAGGAGACAAGGGAGACCAAGGTATTAAAGGTGATCCAGGACCAACAGGACCGCAAGGACCTCCAGGAAAAGCTGGTGCAACTGGATTAACCGGACCACAAGGACCTCCAGGACCAAAGGGCGATACTGGTGCCAAAGGTGATCCAGGTCCACAAGGACCAAAAGGAGATCGTGGACTTCAAGGCGCTCAAGGGTTCAAGGGTGATAAAGGAGAACAAGGGCCACAAGGACCGAGAGGTTATACAGGTGCTAAAGGAGACAAGGGCGACTGTGTAGAGTTGACTGTTAAACTTGACGAACACCTTGAAAAAATAGCTACGGATTGTACTGATGTATCAAGCGATGTGAATATTCTTAAAAAAGATGTGCAGACTTTAAATAACAGGGTTAGTAACATTTCTACGGATAGAGTAACAGTATCTAGTGGTGGATATTTGAAGTTCTGGACTGGTACTCAAAGTCAATACGATAGTATATATTCCAAAGACGGCAGCACAATTTATTTTATAACGGAGTAGGGAGATGATTAGCAAAATACCAAAATCGGTTGGAAATAAGGATATTTCAAAGGTTATGAGGGGCATTGATGTTGTTTGGGAGAAATTGTCGATTAAAACTATATCATGGACTACAAATAGCCAAATATCTCCATACGCGAATATGTTTATAGTACCAAGAGCTAACCAGTCAGAATTGAAAGACAAACAAATAATCTCTGTTAAAATTGGAGATTTAGGAGAAGTGGTGGATGGCATTACTAATAGTGTACCGTATTTAAAATTTTCAAAATCTTTTGATGAATTATTAGGTACTAATGATTGGATTCCAGCGGGAACTCAAATCACGGTAACATACAAATAAAGGAGTAACAAACGTTGAAATTTACACATTTACACGGGGGGGTAGTACAAGTTATGTAATACCCTATGATTGCTTATGATTAAGTTTGTGAGCAAAGATTTTAAGGATATCAAGATAGGTAGTAAGCAAGTAGTAAAGGTCACACAAGGGATTGATGTTGTGTGGGAGAAAAAGTCGGATACTTTGGTGTATTCGGATACTGGAAGGTCAAGTTATGATATTAGTGTTAATGGCTGGTCTAAGGTCAATCCAAACAAAAACTATAAGTTTGTGACGAGTAAACCAGACAACGAATATTCAATCGTGGTTAGTGGATCATATAACACTGTGAAAAACAATAGTGTTTTCAGAATTACAAAAAATTGTGACATTAAAATTAAAAATACTGACTACAATTACTACGATATCAAGATTTATGAGGTAGATGAAAAAGCAAGCATAATAATTTAGGAGGCAGCATGGATGATATAAACAACAAGGTAACAAAGCTTGAGAGCATAGTAGATACTCACGATGATAACATAAGAGAAATGTGCGTAAAAATTGAAGAAATAGAAAAAAACTATGACACTATTGACAGAAGGCTTATCGTGGTTGAGCAAAATATTAGTAATATTAATACAAATACCATTGAGATTAAAAGCGATTTAAGGGATTTGGTAAGAAAACGTGAAGAAGATCATTACATCAAGCCAATTCAAAAATCGGAAGCATATAAGGATAAAGTGGTAATGGCGATTGTATCGTCAATTATTGCGTTTATGTTAGGAATTATACTTCCAAAGTTAATAGGTTAGGAGGAGAATTTATGAAGCTTGTAGGTGTGGATGTATCAAAGTATAACGGATATCCAGACTGGAAGAAAGCTAAGGCTGACGGAGTGCAATTTGCGATATTACGTCTTGGCAGCGGTTACAATGGTGGATATGTTGATAAAACATTTGAATACAACTACAGAGAGTGTAAGAAAGCTGGAATCGGTGTAGGAGTGTATGTTGCAAGTTATTTGAACATAAGTGCTGAAATCGATATGACTTTAAAAGCACTAAAGGGTAAGCAACTAGAATATCCTGTGTACTTTGACATTGAAGATTTTAGTTTGAGTGGACGTAGCTACGCAAACACACAATTAACGAATTACACCGTGAGATACTGTTCAGAGGTTGAACGTGCAGGATATTATGTAGGTATTTACAGTAACAAGGCATTTCTTGACAGTAGGTTATACTGGGAGCGTATAAAAAAATACGACATTTGGATAGCACATTGGAATAAGAATGTAAACTATAACGGCAAATACGGAATGCACCAATACACTAACAAAGGTCAATGGAAAGGTGTACCATCGACTGGAGAGGGCGGTGTTGATACAAACTGGTGTTTTGTTGATTATCCAGGACTGATGAAGAAGTTGGGATTGAATGGTTATAAAAAACCAAAAGCAGAAGTGAAAGGATTATCAAAGATGGAAGAAGAAAAACTGTTAGACGAGATCAAGCAGACAGTGGTTACTTATGAAGATAGGGATTACGATAAAGCTGTAAAGATTGCTAAACAACACAGGGCTGTTTTGGTTCCTGCTGAGTTAAACATGGATTTCGGAAAGATGAAACGCAGCAAGGACACGATAATCGGGATTGGTGATAAAACTGGAAAGATTGATGGAGAAAACTTCGGCATTACTGGGTATTGTGATTATTTAGTAAGTGCAGACAAGGTCGATGAATTTTTGAAGGATAGAAGTAAGTTTCTAAGGAGGAAATAATTATGAAGTTAAAAAATGAAACGTATGATGTGTTGAAGTGGGTAGCTCAGATAGGACTTCCAGCGTTGACAACTTTATATGTTGCCATTGGTGGCATTTGGGGATTAGGTTATGTGAAAGAGGTTGCTGGAACATTATCGGCTATTGATTTATTTTTGGGAACTTTGCTAGGAATAAGTTCAACTAATTATTATAAAGAAAAGTAAAAGTTGAGTAAAGTTGAGTAAAGTTGAGTAAAGTTGAGTAATCACTTTTAGTGATGGTATGTACTAAGAAGATTAGCTGTTCGATATGATAAAGATGTCGGATATGCTTTTGTTGGAATGTTGAAAAGTCAATTTATAGTATGATTCAAATTATTTTGTAACTTATTTTTTATTACACTGAGGGTGGCTTTTAGGCTACCCTCTTTTTTTATGTGCAGATTGAATTATTGGGAGAAAACGACCTCATCAGAGCGAATATACAAAGAGATTTGATATATAGAGGTATAATTGTATGATTAAAGTGAGAAAAGTTTATAAAATGTGTATGAGAGGGCATAGATCGAATTTGTGTAATTTTTGTAATAAGTTGAAATTATTTTGAAGATTTTTTAAAAAAAGTGTTGACATAATACCTTAAAAGGTATATACTATAGTTACAAAGTAAGAAAGAGGTATAAAAAAATAGTTGCTAGTTGAAGACCGCGAAATCAACAAACTAACAACTATTAGCTGATATCACTAATAAAGTGATATCTCAATTATACTACAAATTAAAAAAAGTATAAAGGAGATTAATCATGAAAGAATTAAAAAAATTAACAGTAGAAGAATTAAAAGAAGTTGCAGAAAGAAAAATAGCAAAGGTTGTATATATTGCTGATAGATTTAATCTAAGAAAAGCAAACGGAAGCTTAAGCTACTATATTAATTTGAATGAAGCTTTTAGAGAATATTTTTTAGAAAGAGTACAAGATTCGTTCTTCGATGCTATAAGAGAAGAAATAATCGAATTAGAGCAAAAAGAATTAGAAAATAAATTAGAAGAAGATTTAGAGATTTTTGATACAGAAGAAGAACAAGAGGAACTTAGAGATGACTTCGAAATTGAATGTGAAGAAATTAGAGAAAATATGTATGAAAAATGTAATGATGAAATGTTTAAAGAATTAGATCAAGAACAATTAATACAATACATCAATACATTAGAAGATTACAGCTATGAATTAGTATGTGATATAAGAGATTATAGAAGCGAAAGAAAAGAATTATGTTTTTAAAGGAGACGAAATGAAAGAAGACTTAAAAGGTAAAAAGTTTGAACGACTAACCGTAATTAAAAAAGATAAAGATAGAAAAAATCATTGGATATGTAAATGTGATTGTGGGAATATTGTATCGGTCTTAGATTTCTACTTAATACACGGTAAAACTAAAAGCTGCGGTTGCTGGAGAGCTGATAGATCAAGAAAGCATTTAGAAAAGATTAGAAAAAATACTCAAAAAGCAAATGATGAATTAAGATTTGATGGCACAAAAATAAATGCTTTAACAAAAAGTGTTTGCTCAAATTCAAAAACAGGAGTTAAAGGTGTAATAAAAGCATACGGCGGAAAATACACTGCGGCTATAAAATTACGCGGGAAAACAAAACATTTAGGCACATTTGAAACTATAGAAGAAGCTAAAAAGGCAAGAAAAGAAGCGGAAAAAATGTATTTTCAACCGATTATTGATAAATACGAAAAGATGAAGAAAAACAAATAAAAAAAGAGCAGGTACAAAACCTGCTCCCCCCAAATTCCACTTTGGTTAGATTTTAATGTTTAAGTAAATTAATTACTTAAGATATAATTACAAATACCTTTACATTCCAATTTGGTTAGATTTTAATAATTGTGTAAATTAGATAGTAAACAATATGTTACTAATATATTTACATTCCAATATGGTTAGATTGTAATTACAATTTAATTATATCAAGAATAATTAAAAAGTCAAGGAGGAAATTTTGAAATACAAAACTACTGAAGCACAAAGAAAAGCAAATGAAAAATGGAAAGAGAAAAATAAAAACTTACAAAAAAAATATGTACTGAAGTCAAACTGTAAGAGGTACATCAAAGAATTCGCAGAACTTAGCGATTTAGAAGAGTTAGAAGAAATGATAAAAAAAGCTAAAAAAGACTTGACATAATACCTTAAAAGGTATATAATAAAAATGTAATCAAGAGAGATTACAAATAAAAAAAAGTGAGGTTAGATTTATGTTTAAGATTGAAAGAAAAGAAGGAAAATTAGAAATTACGACACCTTATAGCTCAAGTTTTGTAACAGCTATAAAAAAACTAGGTGGAAAATGGAATGCAGACAAAAAGGTATGGGCAGTAGATGAAGAGTTTGAAGACAAGGTGAATGATTTAATCATAAGAATTTACAATCACGACATCACAGGAAAAGAAAAAGTAATAACTGTTGAGTACAATGCAAAAGATTTTTATAACGGCGAAGATGTAGTCCTTGGTAAAAGAACTACAGTTTACAGACCATCAAGAGACGGAGCAGTTGAGTTAAACAAAACAATTATTCTTGAAAATGACTTCCCGTCACGCGGTGGAAGTGCTAAGTATCCAACGGTTTTTGAATACAATGCTGAGTATGATGTAACTTTAAGAACAGATTTATATGAAAGATACTACAATAAATTGACAAATGAAGAAAAAGAAAAAGTTAAAGTAATAAAAAAAGAAAGTGATCGTGATGCTTTACTAAGAGAAAAAGAACAACTTGAAAAGAGATTAGAAGAAATAAATAAGCTATTAACAGAAAAATAAAAAAGTCAATAGATATTGTAACGTAACAAAAAACGTAACAATGATTTGTAAAACATTGATATTTAAACATTTAGAGAGGGGATAATCAAGTCCTCTATCCCCTGCCACAACTTAACGGCTTGTTTCTATGTGTTATTAAACGTTGAAAACAAGCCGTTTTTATTTTTGCTATGTTGCTATATGTTACTATTTGTTACGATAAAACGTAACAAGAAACGTAACAAGTTTTATGAGATCATATAATTTTCAAATATGTTCGCAGTTTTATTTTCACGATCTTTTGTGATGTGAGTATAGATATCCATCGTGACCGAATAGCTACTGTGTCCTAATCGATTTTGGACATCTTTTACTGTTGCTCCTGCTTCGAAAAGTAAGCTTGCATGTGTGTGTCTGAAATCATGTATTGTCATGTCTTTTAAGTTATACTTTTTAATCAGTGCCTTTAACTTTTTTAAAGGTCGTGTGATGTAGATGTCATTATCTCCATACGAAAAAATTTTATTTGTTGTATTACTTATATCTTTATATTTTAGTTTCTTCCACTTTTTTAATTGCTTGATTAGTATATCATCAATGCTAATCGTTCTGTTGCTTGTTTTTGACTTCGGATAACTGACTGTGTAAACACCTTCTAAATTCTGTGAGAGGGCTTTATTTACTGTTAATGTCTTTTTGTTGAAGTTTATATCGTTCCAAGTTAGTGCGAGTGTTTCTGCACGTCTTAATCCTGTATGGGCGAGTAGAAGAAAAAAGGTGTACCATAATGGATCAAAATATTCTTTTGCACATGCGAGTAGGTGTTTCAATTCATCTTTTGTCAAGAATGTAATTGTACTTGTTGTGTATGTTGTTTTCTTGATGTTCGGATAAGTCACAAATTCACAAGGATTTTTATCGATTATTTCATATTTTCTAGCATATTCAAAAACTCTTGCTGCGTAGTTTGTGATTTCTTTTATTTTCACTAGATTTTTAGAGTTTACAAACTGCTGTACTTCTTTGAGTGTGATCTCTTTGATTTTCATTTCAGAGAAACAGGGAAGTATGTGATTATTGAATATTGCTACTGTTGTGTTATACGTGGATGGCCTTACTGTATTTACATACTGCTTGATCCAGTTGTCATACACATCCTGAAACGTTGGGTCTTTCTTTTTCTCATTCATTTTTTCAAGTCCGATTTTTAAGGACATATAGGTCAATTCCGCTTCCTTTTTGCTTTTAAAACCATGTCGATTCGTGCGTATTTCTTTGCCTGTTAATGGATCTTTTCCCAAATAAGCATTGAATTTGTATAGCGTATTTCCGTTTTTATCTGTGTATTTTGTGATTTTCATTTTACGCTCCTTTGCTTTAAAAAAAGGAGCATACGTGATATAATATATTTGCGAATTAAGAGTATATACGTATGCTCGGATGCCTCCGTGTTATACACGGGGGTATTTTTTATTTTTATTTAGTTAAGTCTATGTTGAATTCTACGTTATTACCAATTGGATTATAGTCTTCACCGTTTGGTGCATCGATTACGATTTTTAAATTTTTGATTTCTTCTGGTTTGCTTTTGGATACGTAGATAGCGTAGCCTTCTTTTACGACTTTTCCGATGAAATCTCCGCCGATGTCTTCTGTTATAAGTTGATTTGGTGTTAGTTGCTCTTTTGTGTTAGTTATTAGCGGCGCTTGTCCTGGATAGTATCGTATTGTTTTGTCTGTTTTGTTTTCAATTTTATAACCAACGGCTATAACTGTTGGTTTCTTTTCTTGTGTTTGAAGTAATTCGGCTCCTTTTTCGTTTGGATCAACTGTGCTAATTGTAACATCTGTTATTTTTGTGTTTAATTCATCTGTATTTTTTTCGATGTTGATGTCTTTGGATATTACTTTTGTGATTTTACCAATTTCAGAATTTTCTGCATTGTTGCTTGTGGATTCTTCTTCCTTTTCTTCTGTTTTAGTTTCCTCCTTCTTTTCTTCCGATTTTTCTTCGGTTTTATTCGGCTCTTCCTTCTTTTGCTCTGGACTGCTGCATGCTGTAAGTACAAGCATTAAGGATAATGCAGCAATCAATAATTTCTTTTTCATAACTCCTCCTAAATTTTTATTTTTAAGTACATTTCGTACTTAATTGTTAATGTGTAGTGTGGCAACTAATTTGCCTAATATTTTTATTTCAGAATCTGATCCGTATACTTGTGGTGGATGTTCAACATTAGCAGGTTGTAAAATGATACTGTCTTCCGTCCTGTAAAATCTTTTTAGTGTAGCTTCTTCGCCGATTAAAAATGCTCCAATTTCTCCGATTTCAAGCGTAGGTTGTTGACGTATAAAAACTATGTCGTTATTGTGGATATCTGCTTCTATCATGCTATTACCTTCGATTTTCAAACAAAAATCACAATGTATGCTTGTATCAATATCGAAATATCGTTCTATGTTTTGTTCTGCAAGGATAGGCGTTCCTGCTGCAATGGTACCAATCAATGGAACGGCTGTTTTGTTGGATATTTGTCTTAACGTATGTTTTATTAGTGGTTTCACATCTTCTCTTATCTTAATTTTAGGAGGTTCAATTAGGTCTGATTTATCAATTTTTAGATAATTTGCAAGAATTTCGATATTATCAATCCTTGGATATTTTTTAGCGTTGATCCAATCGCTTAAAGTAGAATATGGAATATTCACTTTTTCAGACAATTCTCTTCTATCGATATTCTTTTCGCTCATATATCTTTGTAAATTTTTGGCAAATATTTCTTTATTTCCTAAATTATTATCAAATTTCATTTGATTTCCCTCCTTTATGTATTCACATTATAACACTAAAAGCGTAAAAAATCAATTAATTTATTTAAAAAAACATAAAAAATACTTGACAAAACGCTTAAAGCGTAGTATACTCTATTTATCAAGTGAAGGAGGTAGAGATGACAAAAGATATCAAATTGACGCTAAAAGCATTGAGGGTAAATAAAGGCTACAGTCAAGCTGATGCTGCGAGAGAGCTTGGAATTGCGGTATCCACCTTAAGTAGTTGGGAGCAAGGGAAGACATTTCCTGATGTAGAGCACATAAAAAAAATAGAAAATTTTTATTCTACTGAGTACAAAAATATAATTTTTTTGCCTCAAGATTACGCTAAAAGCGTAAAATTAAAGTAATGGAGTGATTTTATGACTGAATATTTGACGCAACAAGAAAAAATTATTTTTAAAGATTTTTTAACTGTTCGTGAGTTGATGTTGTACATGGGCGTAGGTCATGAGCAAATCACAAAGTGGGTTTATGAAGGATTGCCACAGTACAGGTTTGGAAATCGTGTATTGTACAACAAACAAGATTTATACGAATTTATGCAAAGATTTAAGTTTACCACTGAAAAATAGGAGGAAGTTATGGAAAAAAGAATATCAGATTTTGATGATACTGTGTGGGCAAAGTTTAAGAAATCAAAGGATATAAGCAAAAAAAGAAGTATCGGAAATTGTAAAAGAGTAAAAGCAAAAAAAGTTGAGAAATCAGACAGATTTGATGACATGAAATTGTTAATGAATATTTGTATTTTGCTTTTGAAGTTTTTTGTTTTGCTAAATATTTTGGTACTTACTTCAAGAATGCTTTAAATCATGAAAAAGAAGTCAAGAAAAATAGTAGAAGGAGAAATTATTACAAAAAAGGATATACATCGTGCTTGGCTTAAAAGCATGGAAAAACGTGATGATGATGTATTATCCAAAGCAAGATTTTTTAGAGAAACAGCAAAAAGAGGAGTAAAAAAATGGCAGTAGGTAGAGAAGATTATTTCGAAAGAAAAGAATCGAGAATTGAAAAATTAAGAGAAAAAGCAGACAAGATGAGAACGGAAAGCGTAGAGGCTTTTAGCAATGCAAGAAAAATACAAGATAATATTCCGTTGGGTCAACCAATTTTAATTGGGCATCACTCAGAAAAGAGATCTAAAAAAGATAGAGATAAGATTGATGCAAGCATAAAAAAGAGCGTAGAAAAGCAAGAAATGGCTGAATATTACGACGAAAAAATAAAGGCAGCTGAAAAGAATACAAAGATTAGCAGCGATAATCCACAAGCAATCGAGCTTTTAGAAGATAAGATATCAAAATTAAAGGCAAGACAGCAAAGGTACAAAGATATGAATAAGTATTACAGAAAACACAAAACAATGTTAGGTTTTGAAGATTTAAGCGACGAAAAAGCAGCAGAAATCAATAAGAGAATTGATGAAGACTATAGCTTCAATAAAAAACCTGCACCAAGTTATATATTGAGTAACTTAAATTCAATGATTAAGTCGACGGAAAAAAGACTGGAACAGTTAAAAGAATTGGACGAAATGGAATACGAAGAAATAGAATTTGATAATTGCACAGTAATTTCAAACGATGAAACAAATCGTGTAGAAATGCATTTTGGATATAAGCCTGATGAAGATGTTAGAACGATGCTAAAAAGAAAAGGATTCAAGTGGTCGAGAAATAACAGCTGCTGGCAAAGATTGAGAAATAAAAATGCGTTGTATATAGCTACTAATTTAGCTAAAGAAATAGATGAAATGTAGAGGAGAAAAAGATGAGTTTATATGGAGATTGGTGTCCTTATTGTGGTGAGGAAATTGAAGCAGAAGATTTATTTGAAGTTTGCGATTGTAGAGGTGATGAAAGCGACGAATTGAAACAATGTCCACATTGTCACAAGGTGTTCAGAACAAGTTTGGAAAGTGTTTTGTCTTTAAGTATTCAAAGCGAAGAAGATTACTTGCAGTATTTGAAGTATCGAGAAAAACAGCTTATAGATAGAATAAAGCATAGTGGTGATAAAGAATATATAAGTTTTTATAAAGAAGAGTTAGCAACTATACAAAAAGACATTGAAAAAAGCAGAAAATATGTAGAAAAAAATGAAAGGGATGAGTGGGAAGAAGATGAAATTTAGAGCAACAATTGATTTTGATATAGCAGATGACTACATGAAAGATGTGTACAAAGATTCAATGGAGTGCTTATCAGATGAGTTTGAAAACTTTTTTAAGCATATTGTGATAACAAATTTTGGTAAGTTTTTCGATGAAAAAATAGCAACTGAATTTGGAATAGAAAATGAATGTAAATGCTATTACAGAGGCACAGATATAAAAGAATTATAAAAGAAAAGCGACTGTAAATAACCACAAATACAGTCACTAAAAATAGGTTTCAATGTGATTATATCACGAATTTAAAGGAGTGTATATGTTATTAGATGAAATAAATAAAATAAGCGAAAAGATTGAGCAATTAGCAGATAGTGAAGATTTAGAATTCCAGTTTAGCACAGGGCAGTTTCCTATCACTTGTATATTTACTAGAAAACCTAATAATCAGATGTCAATGATTGAGAATGAACTGGTAGCTGGAGGACAATTAGTATTTATATTTGATGAGGAAATGCAAGTTGCTATTAAAGATGATTTTAAGATTAATGATGATAAATTGAACGCTTTAAAGAATAATTGCAAGAAGTTGCATTACACATTTTTGCAAATATATTTTAAAAACAACAAAGAAAAGGAGAGTTTAGATGATTAGTTCACGACAAGAAACAGTTTACACATGTGGAGACGGAGAAAAGTTTTATACAAGAGAAGACGCAGTAAATCACGAAATTAGATTACAAATAACAATGCTATTACAAGGCGGTTTATACCAATACGAAAATACTTTAGATAGTATAGTTGATTTTGTTATTAAAAATTTAGATGAAATAAATAAGATTGTGGAGGACTACAAGTAATGAATTTGTTTGAATTAACAGAAAACTATGTCAAGTTCTTTACAATGCTTGAAGAATCAGATGAAATCACAGAAGAACTTGAAGAAATGGCTAATAACCTCAACATTGCTATAGAAGAAAAAAGTGATAACTATGTGAAAATGATTAAGAATTTAGACGCTGATGTTGAAGCTTATAAAAATCAAGAAAAGATATTTAACAAGAAAAGAAAAACCGCCGAAAATAAAATAAGTTGGTTAAAGAAAAATCTACAAGCAAGTATGGAACAAACAGGACGTAAAAAAGTCAAGACTGAATTATTCACTATTAGTATTCAAAAAAACACTCCAGCACTTGATATAACGAGCGAAGATAACATAGGTGATGAATACTATAAGGTTGAACGTACACTCAACAAAAAAGACCTCTTAAAAGACATTAAAGAGGGATTAATAATAGACGGTGTAGGGATAAAACAGTCAGAAAGTTTGAGGATTAGATAATGTCGAATTTAATACTGATATTAGGTCAATCGGGTACTGGGAAAAGTACAAGTATTAGAAATATGGATAGCAAAGACACGTTCATAATTCAAGCGGTAAACAAGCCACTACCATTTAAAGGCTTTAAGAAAAACTACCCGATTATGGATAAAGACGGAAAAGGCAGAAGATTAGTTAGTGACTATTACGATAAGATTATCAGTTGTTTGAAATATTTGAACAATAATAAAGACATCAAGAACATCATTATAGACGACTTCCAATACGTGATTAGCAATGAGTTTATGGTACGTGCTAAAGAAAAAGGGTTTGATAAGTTTACAGAAATGGCTCAACACTACTACGTAATAATTGAAGTCGCAAGTAGGCTAAGGGAAGACTTGAATATATTCTTTTTAAGTCACAATGAACAAAAAGAAGACGGTACAAGCAAAGTTAAGACAATAGGTAAATTGTTAGATGAAAAGATTACTATTGAGGGTTTATTCACAATAGTTTTAAATACAGTAATACAAGATAATAAGTATTACTTCCAAACACAAAACAACGGATTTAATACTACAAAAAGTCCGTTGGGTATGTTTGATGAACAGTTGATAGAAAATGATTTGAAATTAGTAACAGAAAAAATTAACGAATATTATGGAGGATAGAAATGTTTACAATTAATGACAATTACAATAACGAAGAATTAAAAACAAGTGGAGCAATCAGAAAAA